ATTGAGTTAAATCGAAGATGGAAAACAAAGAAAAAGAAATAATACCGTTTAATATAGTCCCTCCACCGTCTGAATCAAAGATTAACGATGAGGTGCTGCAAAAGTCACTAAAAGACTTAATATACTTCGGCAGGGCATTTCTGCCTAAGGATTTCCTAGATAAGAGTGAATCTCCTAAGTTCCACTATGAAGTAGCTAAAAAACTAATGTCTACAGAGCCAGCTGCTAGGATATGTAATATATTGCCGCGTGGATTTGGTAAATCAATACTTTCTAAAGCTGCTGTGATGCATAAGATGCTGTTCTCCCCACAGGGAGAAAGACTCTTTGTAGCTTGGGTTGCTGAGGAACAGGGACAGGCTATTGACCATATTAAGTACCTAAAGTCACATTTTGAGTATAATGATAAGATAAAGTATTATTTTGGCACTTTAGCTGGTGATTCCGTTGGCAACAGGTGGACTGAGAAAGATATTGTAACTTCAAAGGGCGACAGGATAATAGCAAAGGGTACATCACAGAGGCTAAGGGGGCGTACTGAGATAGATGTACGTTATACCGGCATTATCCTTGATGACTTTGAATCAGAGTTGAATACCAAGACACCCGAAAGGCGTGATGAGATTAAGAAATGGATTGTATCTACAGTATATCCAGCTCTTGAGGAATCTCCCGGGCGCGAGGGATGGATATGGCTGGCTGGTACTATTGTACACTATGACAGTTTTTTACAGATGGTTGTTGATGGACACAGGGATGCTACAAAGGACGGTAGGAAATATCCTTGGGATTTAACATTCTATAGGGCAATAGAAGATGGTAAACCACTTTGGCCGCAGCAATTCCCACTTGAGAAGATGGCTGCTAAGAAAAGGGAGTTTATTGAGGCTGGTCTTGTTAATAAGTTTGCTCAGGAGTATATGAACGATGCCCGTGATATTTCAGATGCTGCTTTTAAAATTGACAGGATACAGAAGCATAATCATACTTTTATCTCAAAAGACAAATTTGCCTACCTTGAGGATAAGGGAGATGATTTTATACCAGTAAACATATACGTAGGTGTGGATATAGCGGCTACAGCGACAAAGAAATCAGACTTTCAGGTTATTTTAGTGATTGCTATAGATAAGAATAAGAATCGGTATGTACTGGAATATTTCCATGAGAGGATACCGACATTCGATGTGCCGGAGAAAATCATTGAAATAGCTAAGAAGTACAGTCCAGTAAAGAGAGTTACTATAGAAACAGTAGCTGCTCAGGAAATGGTGAGAGATATGGTAACAAGGATAGCTCATGATGACAGGAGGTTGATGCCGGGAATATTTAAGGGAGTCAGGCCGCCTCCGGGTATAAAGAAAGAAGATAGATTAGAGACATCTCTTGGCCCCATAGTTAATACTAAGAAATTATATATAAGACCTAATATGACTGAAATAGTGGATGAGTTCTTTGAACATCCATTNGCTAAGAATGATGACNTATTAGATGGGCTGTATTATGCTGATTATTATGCTAAACCNCCGTTGAGCGATAAAATGGGTAAAGATAAGTTNGATAAGACGCCAAAAAGGACAGAAATGCGTAAAAAGTACAACTGGTTCACCGGCGCAAGAATTTCATAAAAAGTTGCTATTTAGTATTGACATATAGAATTTTTGGTTCTTAACTTTAAAAGTATCAATGCAAATACCAGAAGACCCTAGAGCTAAACTTACCCGCGAACTGTTTCAACGTTATCGTGATGCCCGTGCTGATTGGGATACTGAAGCACGTAATGATATTGATTTCTTTTATGGGAATCATTTTTCCAATGATGAGGTTAATGATTTAGAAAATCGCAATCAAGCTGCAGTACCAATGGATAGGATTGGCCCTGCTATTGAAAAGCTTAAAGCAATGCTTACATCAAAGTCTCCTGCCTTTACAGCTATACCAAGAGAAGATTCAGATGCAAAAGTAGCAAAACTTTGGCGTATCGTAATGAGTTATGTGTGGGAGATATCAGACGGCAATGCTCAACTAAAGCAAGCTATTCATGACCATAGTACAACTGGACTAGGTTATTTATATGTGTATATTGATACAGAAGCTGATTTTGGCAAAGGAGAGGTTAAATTTACAAATGTTAATCCTTTTCGTGTTTATGTACCGTCTTCTGCCCGGGATAGATATTTTAATGATGCTGATAATATTATTTTATCAACTATACTTACTGGTGAACAGATTTTAAATGTATATCCTGAACTTGGGCCACAGATTAATCCTGAAACGGGAGAAATGGAAGATGGTCTTATAGAGCATATTTCAGCTTACAATGAAGAAGATTTTCCATCAGCTAATAATAGCAACCAACAGGCTACTTGGACACCTGCCGAGGCTGAAAATCTGGAAATTTCACATCAGCAGAAATATCAGGTATTAGAAAGATTTTTTAAGATAAAAGTACCATTCTATCGAGTGGTAGATGTTAAGAATGATGAAGAGATGATTCTTAACGAAGAAGAATTTCAGAAGTTTCTTAAAGAGAACCCCGGTGTATTTGAACGGGGATTGATTCAATTTGAAGAAGTTTTACAGGCCCGTGTAGCGGTAGTTGCGTCGGTTGGAGAAGTGGTTCTATATGAGTCAGTTCTTAATACTAATATATATCCCATTGTACCGTTACCTAACATATATACAGGTACTCCTTACCCGAGGTCTGATATATCGAGGTCGCGCCCCATGCAAAGACTATTAAATAAATTATGGTCTTTGGCGCTCTCACATGCTCAGGCTTCAGCGGGCCTGAAATTATTAGTTCCTCTTGGCAGTGTTGATGATATAAGTCAGTTAGAGATGGATTGGGCTAATCCCAATGCTGTTATAGAAGTTGATACATCTCAGGGTGAGCCACATTTCCCGGCTCCTACGCCGTTGTCTGGTGAATTTTATAGATTGATTCAGTCATGTGAATTTTATATTGATTTCACATTTGGGTTGCCGGAGTTGATGCATGGGTTTTCTGAGAAAGCTCCCGATACTTTTAAAGGTACAGAGAGAATGCTTGCTCAGGGGGCTGAAAGGCCAAAATCTAAGTTGCGGGATATTGAGTTTAGTCTTCGTAGGCTTGGTCAGGTAATATATGGGATGTCCAAGGGACATTATACATTTAAGAAGATGTTTCGTCTTGCTCAGGCTGATAATAATGTTAGTGAAGTTATGGCTAATTATTATGATGACTATACAGAAACTATATTTGATATTCAAAAAGAGAGGCATTCTATTGGTCAGCATGATATTAGTATTGAAGCGGGTTCAACTCTACCAACAAGTAAATGGGCTGAGTTTCAGGTTTATCTTGAAGCTTTCCAGCTTGGGCTTGTTGACAGGGTAGAAGTAATTAAGAAGAACCCGGAACTTTTTGATAAAGAAGGATTAATTAAGAGAATGGGCGAGATACAGCAGTTGCAACAACAAGTTGAGCAACTTACACAACAAAATAAAGAATTGCAGGGCGACCTGCAAACGGCACAGAGAGAGTCTGTAAGTGACAGGAAGCGGGTTGAAGTTGAGAAATTTAAATCACGGCTTTCTGAAGTACAGTCTGGTGCCAAGGCTGATAGAAAAGTGCAAGCTAATAAGCTTGATAACGCGGTGAAGCTCGAAATGGAAAAATTAAGACCAGCGATGGAAGAATTTGAAGTTGGTCTTGGTTCTGTTCCTTAAGTTTAGAGACATCGCAGGGAGACAATAAAATGAATGAAGCCGAAACAACACAACAGCAGGACCAAGCAGTAGAAGATGCTGGATTTAATGAAGTGCAGGGATATGACTCGGACTATGTAGACCGTAGTAATGTCGCTGCTGCTGATAACTCAAATAGCAATACATATCAAGTAGATTGGGAATCCGAAGCTAAGAAGTTCCAATCCATGAATGATAAAAGTTCATCTGAAAATAAAAAGATGCGTAAAGACATGGAATACTTGGTACAGGAATTTGCTAAAAATCAGAATCAATCCACTGTCCCGTCTAAGGAGCCTGCGTTACCCGAGGATGAATTTAATCCTTGGGATGCGTATTATAAGCCTGAATCTGCCAGTTACAAGTTTCGTAAACAAAACGAACAGGAAACTGTCAATCAGGCTATGAGTCAACAGAAAGCTGAAATGAGTGAGCAGATGTTGATTAATAATACAGTTAATGATTTACGTAGTGTTCATAATTTGACTGAAAATGAAGTTCAGGATTTCATGCAGTGGTCAACGAATCCATCAAGCAATTTAAGTTTGGATACGTTACTAAATGTATGGAAAAATGAAACTGAACAAAGCATTTTACCAGTTCAAAGAAGTGAGGCTACTGAATCATTAGATGCGGTGAAAGCCGCAAAAGAGGCTCCCCGCAGTGCCGGAGTATTACAGGGTTCTGAACCAGAACAAAAATCAGATATTGATAAGGTTTGGGAACAAGTTATGTCGGCAAGCGGAAGGAGCAATGTACTTTAAGATAAACTAATAGGAGTCATAGATGGCAACGTATAATAGCGGTCAGCTAAAACATAGTGACCCCGGTGCAGTTATTGACAGTACGGTTCATTCTAGGAGACTATATAATTTTAGCGACAGAGTCGCTGATTTAGCTCCAGACGAATCTCCGTTCTTTGTATATCTGTCGAAGGTCGCTAAAGTGCCTACCGATGACCCTCAGTTTAGATTCCTTGAAGACCGTAACAAAATCGCTATTACAGACCGTTCCTTTTTAATACAGGCGGCAGTTACATTATCAGCAGCCGGAAGTACCACTACTGTTACTTTCGATACTACTGGTGGAGCAAGTGTTGACTGGCTTATTAAAGGTATGGTCGTATTGATTGGTGAAGACGATGACAGTACAAACCAACCAGCACATAACGTAGTTCGTGTTGAATCACTTACTGATAGCGGAGCTTATACTACAGCGACGTGTCGTACTATTTCTAAAGCAGGTGCCTCTACGGCAGAACTTGCTGTTGATGATAATACGAAGTGTATGGTAATTGGTACTTCTTTTGAAGAAGGCTCAGGTTCTCCTGATGTATGGTCGCAAGAACTGGATAATGATTATGGTTATACCCAAATCTTTAAAACAGCTTGTGAATTAACCAATACAGCGAGAGCTACTCGTTATCGTGGATACGCTGATGAATGGCAACGGATATGGAATCTCAAACTTAGGGAACATAAGGTAGACATCGAGAGAGCAATGCTTTTCGGTCAAAGAGCATCTGTACAGGGCATTCAGTATTCTGAAGGCATTACAGGTCAAATCATGAAAAATAGTCAGTCAAATGTAGTCGCAGGTGGTGGACAAGTTTCGTACAATGAAGGCGAAGCTTATTTTAAGTCTGTAACTACTGCTGAATGGACTTATGATGATATTCTTTCAGACCTTGAAGTGATTTTCGACCCGGCAAGGGGCGGAACATCTTCAAAGCTAGCTCTGTGTTCTCTTCCGGTTATTACTCAATTTAATAAGATTGGTGATGGCGGTTTTATTGACACATCCACAGCAAGCACACAAGCCCAGTATATGATTGAAAGAGCTACTGGCTCATTCGGTCATAGGGTTACTAAAGTTGATACCATTCATGGTGACATCACACTCGTGAAAGAACCATTGTTTAGGGGATTAGCTTCAGGCTTTATGTGTATGATTGATTTAGACCACGTATCATACCGTCCTCTTGTTGGAAACGGTATTAACCGTGATACTCATATAATTACAAACGTGCAGTCAGATGATGAAGACTTGCGGAAAGACATGATTCTTACAGAAGCAGGTCTGGAAGTAAGTTTACCTGAAACTCATGCACTGTTTAATTTAGAAGGAGTATAACATGAGAGCTGATTATTTAAATGAAAATAGTTCATCCACTTATAGTCTCAAGGATAAGACAAAGCTTCTTTCTGCAGCAATTACATTGACTGAGAAAGATAGTCATAAAGTGTTTTATGTTGAGTCTTCAGGTGGGGCTTATTCAGTAACTTTCCCAACAGGTGCAGACATTGAAGACGGAATTAATTATAAATTCTGGGTCAATGAGAATACACCTACAGGGGCAGTTACATTTGCTGCTGGTAGTGCTATTGTCTTTGGTAAAGTCAACGAAACTGAAGTTGATACTGGAGACGACGGCCCCGGTTCAAGCGCTGATGGAGCAACTGGTGTTTCCAATGTAATTTGGGGAACATCAGCACTTAAAGGTGATTATTTAGAATTTTCATCTTTTGGTGGACATTGGTACTTAACTGGTCAGTCTGGTAAAGATGGAGCCGTAACTACATCATAATCCGAATTAATAAGGATAACAGTATGGAACTGTGGGGGTTGTCGTATAAAGGACGGCCCCCGAAATCCAAAGAATTATGAAAAAATGTATACATTGCGAAAGTCCTAATAAGGATAATTGGTTTTACTGTAAGAAGTGCGGTAAGAAATCGTCTTCTACAAAGTATACCACCAATTTGTATATGATGAGTGAGATTGGTAAAAGAACAGACATCGAGTTTACCAATATGTCAGTTGATGAAAGTGTTAAAGATATGAATAGGAGTAGATATGCCAACAGAAAAAACTAAATCTGGTAAGGTAAAACATTATCCCTATACAAAAAAAGGTAGAGCGGCTGCGAAGAGAGCAAGAAAACGCAGACGTAAAAAGTAGAAATAATAAATGGCAACTTTTGAAGCACAAGTAGAAGGATTAACTAGCCTTTCCATAGATGGGAGCAGTGCTCCGACTCAGACAGAGTTGACGCAGTTCTTGACAGATGGAGCAAAAGAAGTTATAAATATCTTACCAGATGATTTATTAGAGTTATGTACAAGTGAACAAAGTTTTACATCAGGGACTCCACAGACATTAAATACTGGCAAGGTGATGTATGCGACCAGAAGTGATGGTACAATAGCACAGCCTTGTAGGTTTATACCATCCCGTATGGTAGGCAGAGCCTTAGATTCGAGTGATATGACTGCGGCTACAACTACAGACCCTATATATTATGTTAAAAATAATACGATAGATATTGCTCCCAGTAGTGGGTCTTCTGTGTATTCAGAAGTTCAATATCCATCTGTTGCATATGGCGACTCTGCTGTTGCTAGATTCCCAGATGAAGCTGAATACTTAATTCCATTATATGCTTCTGTTAAATCATTACAGAATGTTTTAGGTGATAAATCATCTAATTCAGATATTACTACAGCTCTTACAGCTATTAATACTGAACTTGATGATACTTTAACTATAGCTAATGATATACATGCACAGGCTGCTGGTATTACCGCTGGAGTGGGGGATGCTAGAACTGAAATAATTTTAGCAAATGCTGAAGTAGATAAAATGGCAACTGAAATTGGTCTGGATAATGCTGAACTTGATAAAGCCTTAACAGAATTAGGAGAAGCTGCAACTCTTGTAGATTCTGGTATAGATACAGCAACAGCGGCTATCACTACAGCAGCTGGTAGAATCAATACTGCGGTTGAATTAGCTAATGGACAGTTTGATGCAGCGGTTCTTGAATCAGCCCAAGCCGAGGGAGAAGCTGATGATGGTAAGATTGATACAGCTTTGGATTTGATTAATACACAATCAGATAACGCTGTAAGTGGAATTGGGGACGCTAGAACTGCATTGGGCAATGCAAATACAAGAATAGCTACAGCTAAGTCTGAGATAGATATAGCAAAAACAGAGGCTGCAGAAATAGCTACACAGACAGATAATAGTGGAGATTTTGAAACAGCCTGTGATGCTATTAAAACAGAGTTGGATAAGGTTGATAATATAATTGTAGAAGCTAGTACCGAGTTTGATAAGGTTGATAATGTAATTGTCGAGGGAAGTGCTGAACTTGATAAATCTACTGCATTATTAGATTTAGGTGAAACAGATACAGAGGGAGCTGTTAATACAGCGGCAGCTAAGATAATAACAGAGTTAGATGAAACCCAAGCTGTATGTGATAAGATAGATGCTGATTTAGTTCTTGCAAAGGCAGAGATTGTTCTTGCTAAAGCAGAAGCGGCAGAGTTGGCTTCAAATACAGATAATGCAAGTAATTTTGAAACTGCGTGTGACGCAATGGTAACAGAATTAGGTAAGGTTGATGAGATAATTTTACTGGCAAATGATGAGTTTGATGAGGTGGCTGTTGAGGTAAGTGCTACTGCTACATCTCCTATATCATTGGCTAGGACAGCGGCACCATCTATTATTAGTGTGAGTGATTTGAATATTAATGCTGTGCTTCCAGTTTCTCCATCGGCACCAAGTTTTGATGCTGGTGCTATATCTATAAGTGCATCAGCTCCATCTTATTCTAAAACATCATTAACTCTTGGTACAGCTCCTACGATATCAGATTTGAATATTAATGCTGTTCTTCCTGTGTCCCCATCTTTAAGCACAGTATCTTACTCAGACGCCACTAATAATGATGCTAGTGCAGCTGCTGTTACTACAGCGAATGCATCGGCCCCAAGTATAATTGATGTTAGTGGAAATGCCCCAACTTATTCAAAGCCGTCTTTAACAACTAGGGTTGCTCTTAGTAGTTATACGAGCGGATTGAGTGAGACAGACCCGGGAGTATTTAATATTTCAGCGGTTTCTCCATCTCCTCCATCAGCACCAAGTTTTACTACACCAGAAATTCAGGCTATAACCGTAAGTGATACAACTGTTGGTACTATGCCGACAGTTTTAAATTTGGGAACTGCTCCTACTTATACAAAGCCAACTATTACTACTAGAGTTGCATTTAAAGCTTTTTATGCAGATACATCAAATGCGAATCCTTTTGGAGATAATGACCCGGCTGCTTTTTCTATATCAACATTAGTTCCAGTTGCTCCAGCTATTAATATAGTATCATATACTGATGCTACAAATGCTGATGCAAGTGTGAGCGCTGTTACTGCAGCAACTGCATCTGCTCCAAGTATAATTAATGTTAGCGGTAATGCTCCCTCTTATTCAAAACCATCTTTAACAAGTAGGGTTGCTCTTAGTAGTTATACAAGTGGTTTAAGTGAAACTGACCCCGGGGTTTTTACAATTACAGCAGTTGTTCCATCATCTCCATCATTAACTTCGATTACATTTGCTAGTCTTGATAGTGATGTAGATGCTTTAGCTCCTACATTTACAGCTGCAACCGTTAGTGCAGGAGGTGTTTACGGGGCTAATACACCTCCAACATATACAAAACCATCTGTGTCTCCTGATTTTGCTCAGGTAAATACACATTTAGATACAAATGAAGATGTTGAATTAGCTTCTGTTAAAATACAAGAAATACAGACTCAAATAACTGAATATAATGCAAATATTCAGAATGAGCAGAATGAATTTAATAAGGAGAATATTGCATATCAGGCAAATATTCAAGAATCAATACAAGAATTACAAGCTGCTAATCAAATAGCCATTACTCAGGGTCAAGCTAGTTTACAAGTTGCTATTGGGAATGAAGATAGAAGTCAACAAAGACATTTCCAGAATGCTATAAATGATATGAAAGTTATATTTGATAGTAATGCTCAATCAATACAAAAATATCAATCTGAACTTGGTAAATATCAAGCTGATGTAGCTAAAGAAGTTCAGGAATATCAACAAAAATTAGCTCATTATAGTCTTGAACTAAATACATCATATCAAGCATGGGCTAAAACTGAATCAGACAGTTTTCAACAATATCAGTTGGATATTCAAAATGAACTAAATGAGTTTAATAAGGAAAATGCACTATATCAAATTGAGTTTAAAGAAGCCGTTGATAAGAATAATGCAGATTTGCAGGTTGCTATTGCAAATGCAAATAATCAGGCTCAGGAACATAGACAAGAAGCTCAACAGATTACTGATATGAATAAGTTTAATAAAGCTCAGGACCAAGCATTGAATATGGCAAATGCCGCTAAACAAATGGAAGACCTCATTGCTGATAATAATAGTAAATTACAGAAGTATTCAAATGAATTGCAATCTTATCAATCTCAAATTGGTAAGGAAGTTCAAGAATACACTCAGAAACTTTCACGTTACCAATTAGAAATAAATTTAGTTCAACAATCGTGGTCAAAAACTGAATCTGATACGATGCAACAATATCAATTTGATATACAGAATGAATTAAATGAATTTAATAAAGAGAATGCTTCTTATCAGGTTAAGTTACAAGAAGGTATTCAACAAGCTCAGATAAATAAAGATAAAGTTACACAACAGGCTCAGATAAGTTCACAAACAAAACAAACTCAAGCTCAACTTGATGCTCAGGATGCTCAACAAGAAGCCGCATTGAAATTACAGAAAGAACAGCAGCAATATTCTGAATCACTTCAAAAATATAGTGCTGAAGTTGCTAAATATCAGGCTGATGTTGCTAAGGAAGTACAACAGTACCAGCAGAAATTATCTCAATATCAACTTGAGTTAAATACATCTTTACAAGCTTGGCAGAAAACAGAGTCAGATAGTCTTCAGCAATTCCAGTTAGATATACAGAATGAATTAAATGAGTTCAATAAAGAAAATGCAAGGTATCAGGTAGAATTACAAGAAGCTGTTGATAAAAATAATGCTGATTTACAGGTAGCTGTTGCTAATGCTAATAATTTAGCACAAGAATATAGACAAGAAGCTCAGCAATCTACCGAGATGGATAAATTTAATAAGGCCCAAGACCAAGCTTTAGCCTTAGCTAATGCAGCTAAACAGATAGAAGATTTAATAGCTGATAATAATAGTAAGATTCAGAAGTATTCAGCAGAACTTCAATCATATCAAAATCAAACTAATAAAGATGTTCAAGAGTATCAGTTAAATCTCGAAGGAGACTTACAGGTCTGGTATCAGCAACGTCAAACAGATATACAAAAATACTCTGCTGATATTCAAGATGAATTGAATGAGTTTAATAGAGAGCAGACTGTATTTCAAAATGAGTTACAGGAGAAGGTTCAGGAGGCTCAGAATCAGCAAACTAAAGACTCATCTGAATATGGGTCTAAGATTCAGAAGTATTCTAGTGAATTACAGTCATATCAGGCTCAGATAAATAAAGAAGTTCAAGAGTATCAACAAAATTTAGACCAGAAATTAAAAGAGTTTGACTCAAGTGTTAAATTACAGCAGTCTTATTATCAAGAAGCTGAATCTCGTACAAATGCTGGTAATGCATTTTTACAACAAGCTCAATCTGTTATAGCACAGGCTCAAGGATATGCGGCTGAGGTAAATGCTAGAGTTGGTTTTAGTGGAGCTAAATCACAGGCTATTCAGGGTCATATTAGTACAGCTCAAAGTTATGTAGCTACAGCACAGGGATTTGGAAATGAAGTTCAGTCTAAAGTTGGTATAGCAAATGGATATGTTGCTGAAATCAATGTTAGATTACAACAGGCAGAATCAAAAAGACAAGAATCTCAATCCAGATTAGCGGCTGGNGGAGTTTATTTTCAA